TTAGGACGTCCTAAAGCGATTGTGATTGAAGTGCCTACTAAGGCTAAGAGCAAAGTGAAAGCAAAGGTAATGGCTGAATAGCCATTACCAATTTAATCTGCCTAAGTAATCACACTCAACCCAATAACACATGACCAAATTAAAATCATCCAAACATAGATCATATCGTGCGATTCAATTCAGTTCATTCCATAGGGTAGCCAAATATCAAATTGAAGCCCATGTTCACGCGTTTCACATGGATGATAATGGAAATGTGACGTATTACACAAAGGTTAAGTAGCCTGCGCGTGTCACAAAAAAATCGCAAGAGACGCGGTTGTCAAAAAAATCTTAAAAGAGACGGACGATAGCGGGTCGACCGCGACTCGTGTGCGGATTGCTCCCACGCTGGCCGCGGTCCCTATGCGCGGCGGGTAGGCGCGTGTCTTAACCCCACGCACTCTCAACACGTATACGATTTTACACCCCAACCCTCGTATATACAAATTTCAAAATAACCCTTTTGCATTCAAAATCCGGGACCCGCAATTTTAACCTCTATAAAATTTTTGGTAAACCCAATTGTATATACGAGTTTCCTAATTATATTTGCTAGATAATTAATTTAAAATGGAAAATTTAACAGGTAAGGACACGTCCGAATTTTACGAGATGAACGCTCAACAAGTGCGAGATAACGTTCGATCAGCTAGAGGTTACGATTTTGTTGATGATGGACAAAACGCATGGAATGTGCGCTATTTTAAAAAGAAATATGGTTCTAAAAAATCACCATTTTCTACGGGTCACATCTATATTTTACAAAATACGTCGGTGCCCGGTATTTTTAAGATTGGATTCACTGAGCGTTCGGTTGCCGATCGTTTAAACGAAATTAACTCTGCTACGGGTGTGATTACACCATGGCAAATACGTGATTTTTGGTTTACCCAGGAACCTTATTTAGCCGAACAAGAAATTCACGATTTACTTTCAGATTATAGAGTAGAGGATAATCGCGAAGGTTTTGCGGTAAATTTTATAGTTGCGCGTGACGTGATTTTTAAAGTTTTAGGCATACCTAACGAGGATCTCGCGTAAATTATCAATTTATATATTTATTATTGAACAAATAAAATTTTAATATGGCAACATATCTATTTAAAGATGCTAATAAAGCAGCTTTTGTTAACGGTGTAAACAATTTATTTAAAGATAACGGTTTGGATCGTGAGATTTCTTCAACCGATTTACTGGATGCAATGCCTGGGAAGGCCGAGTTTACATTCTATATTACTGATGATCCACAAGAGGACGATATTTTGAAAAATGCTGAAAATAAAAAATATTTTACATTTCCATTTCGTTCGATCGATTTACAAGAAATGATTAGGGAATCTAAAAAATTACTAAAAAAATCTAAAAAATAATTTGGCGTCGGAACTTTCTCACGTATATTTAAACGTTGGGAGGGTTTGAAGCCCAAACAATTGGAAAATGAACGCGAAACGTTACAAACGTTTGCAAACGTTGACCAAACATCACACCAAACGCGTATATACGTATAAATGTATTAAAATATGAGGTATAAGGATCAAGTCTTAAATAAAATAAATCAATTAGAAAATCTAAATCGTACAATTGATTTCCAACTTTCACGAGGTGAAAATCTTCAAGAAGTAATGCAAACATTATCTGATATGAAGGAAAAAATTGAGGATTTACGCTCAACTGTTTCTTTAGAACACGATGAGTTTTCTACATACGTTTAAATAAAAAATAGGTTATGGTATTAAATGAAGAGCAATTGCTAGAAAACTGGCAACAATTTTTAGGTTATATTGAACAATATATTACTGGTGATCGCCAAAAACGGTTGATTGATTTTTATAATAAGTATGAAGAACGCTTTATATTATTACCTGCATCGCATAAACCAGCATATCACAACTGTTTCCCTGGAGGATATATCGAACATGTTAATCGTGTGGTATCAGCTAGTTTGGAGATAGATTCGGTTTGGAGAAAATTTGATGTTAAACCTACATATACTACTGAAGAGGTAGTGTTTTCTGCTTTAAATCATGATTTAGGTAAATTCGGTACATTTGAACATGAAGCCGTTTTACCAAATCCATCTGAATGGCATGTTAAGAATAGAGGTGAAATTTATACTTTCAACACTCAGATGGACTATATGACTGTTCCAGATCGTGGATTATGGTTATTATCTCAATTAGGTATTGAAGTTTCTAAAAATGAATGGTTAGCTATTAAACTACATGATGGTTTATATGATGAATCTAATAAATCTTATTTACTATCGTGGGGTCCAGAAACTAAATTACGTACATCATTACCATTCATTATCCACCAGGCTGATTTATTAGCAGCACGTATTGAATTTGAACGTGAATGGTTAGATAAATTAAACGGAACTCCGGTTGAACAACCTAAACCTATTACTTCAAATCAAAAATATAAACAACAACCTCAAATATCGATACCAGAAAGTTCAAATCTAAAAGATATAATGAGTACTTTCTTTGAATAATATGGAACTAATAATATATATTACTATTACTTTATTAATAGCGGCGTGTTATGCTACTATTAATATGTTTTGGAAAATGGAACGATTAGAAAAAATAGTTGATCAACAAAATCAATACATTACTAATATTTCTGAACTTATAGAATTATCAAATAAAAAAATAGGGGAGTCTGAAGTTGCGCAAGCATTTAAAGCAGATGATGATATTGGTTTTTTCTTTGAGACATTACAAGAAATTCAAACTCAATTGAATTCTTTTAAAACTCGAAACAATTAATATGGATTTAATATCCCATCCAGAAGAAGAGGTACTTTTAACTAAAAAAGGAACAATACGGAAACGTAAACCTAAAAAATCAATTTTATATTTTACTTCAGATACTGAAGAGGCAATTATAGAATATTTAGCCTCTAAAGATCAAGATAATCGCAATCACATATTTGATCAACGTATCGACTATGCCTTTCATAAATTAGCAGAAAATATTATCCATACGTTTAAGTTTTATTATACTGATGTTGATACTATAAATGAGTTAAAACATGAAGTAGTTGCTTTTCTTTTAGAGAAACTTCATTTATATGATCAATCTAAAGGTAAAGCGTATTCTTATTTTGGGACAATCGCTAAACGTTATTTAATTATTTATAATGAAAAAAATTATAAAAAAATTAAAGGTAAAGGTACTTTAGAAGAAGTAGATGAGGATAAAATAATAGTTGAAGATCTAGTCCGTGAATCAAATAATGATGCTGATTTAAATGATTTTATTTCTTATTTTGTTCGTTATATGGACACATATCTTGAAAAATATTTTCCAAGAATTCAAGATCAAAAAACAGCAGATGTAATTTTAGAATTATTTCGTAAACGTGAAAATTTAGAAATATTTAATAAAAAAGCCATTTATATTTACATTCGTGAAATGATAGATGTTGATACTTTTCAAATAACTAAAGTAATAAAAGTGTTAAAAAAAGTATATTATAATCTATATAATGAATATTATGAAACAGGTTTTGTAAAAATCTAAAAAAATATATTTATAATAAATAAATATTATGGATTTTGAACAAAAAATCTTTGGTAATAAATCATTTTCCGATATTTTAAAAAATATCTATGATAATTCTAAAGAAAAAGAAAAACAAATAAAAGATCTTATTTCTAGCCTTAAACCACTTGTAACTGATACTCAATCAGCTCTTATGGTTGTTCCCTTAATTAAAGAATATCTTGACGTATCTGTTAAAAATGATGATTCATTAATTAAAATGGCAGGAATTGTACAACGTGCTATGAATAATAGTGGAGGTAATTCTGATGATTTTTTAAGCGAAGCTGAATTAGATCAAATAAGAGGTGAAGTTCAAAAAATTGGTGCTGAAATAGATAAACCCCTCCTAATAAATGATAGTAAGGAATAATCAAGGTTCATTTTATAATACATTAGGTTCAACTGGTGGGAGTTTATCTCAATCTTCTACTACGGGAAGGGTATTCCATGTAGTAATTGATATTAATTCTGCTGGGTTTACTGATTGGAGTAGTATAGGAAATACTTATTATATTGATCCTAAAACATCCCCTCCAACAGAAATAAATAATGATATTTTAAAATCATATAATTTTGCTAAACCCTTATTTCCTTATCATAGTTATCTCCCACTAAATGAGGAGATAATTTTATTATTTGATTTACCATCTTCTGATTCTTCAGACATACAAAATAAAAAACAATTATATTATTTAAGTCCTATTAATTTATATAATAATACTAATCATAATTCCCAAGCAGTATATAATATAAAAGAAGATGGATCTGCTAATTTAGGTAAAAGTATTACTGAAAGTTCAACTGTAGGTAATTTATTTCCATTCGAAGGCGATCATATATTATATGGACGATGGGGAAATGGTTTAAGATTTAGTAGTACATTAAATGAAAATAATCTTGAAAATTTTTGGAGTATAACAGGCAAAAATGGAGATCCTATAACATTATTAGTTAATGGATATAATTTTACTCCTGATTTAAAGGGAAAACCATATGTTGAAGATATAAATAATGATAAATCATCATTATATTTAACATCAACTCAAGCTATCCCTATCCAGATAGATAATAATATAGTCAATCCTTTATTTGCTTCACAATCTCCTGAAAAATATTATGATTCTCAAGTTATATTAAGTGCAAATCGTATATTAATTAATTCAAATAAAGACGAAATATTATTATATTCTAAAACAAATACAAGTATATCGTCAAAAAATACAACTTTTATATCTGCTACCCAAAATGTATTGATAAATGGTGGACAATATATATTTTTAGGATTAAATAGTAATAATGGAAAACTTCCAACAGAACCTGTATTATTAGGTGATAAAACTATAACTTTACTTAATGATTTATTAACTAATTTAAAAACATTCTCCTCAGCATTAAATAATGCTATTGATAATTCATCCCGCCCATTAATTTCAATTTCAGCTCCTGCAAGTTCATTAGAAGGTTCTATGGATGCTATAATTAAACAATTAGAAGGTATTAAATCTAAAAAAGTATATACAATATGACGGATCTAAAAAATTCTAAAGTTGTAAAATCAACTAAAAAAGTTGGAGGTTTAATTCAAAGTGGATTAGAGCGTGTTGGTAAAACTATAAATAATTTAAACCAAATAGTAATAGCTACCCAATCAGGATATGAACGGGGAGAAGCTATTATAAAAGAAGAAGTAGCAACTAGACTTTTATTAAAGGGTCTTGAAATCGATCGTGATCAAGCTATAAAATTTTATAATAAAAGGTATGAAAAGCAAGAAATTAAGGATGAAGAATTAAAAGGTATATTAAAAGAAGTAAATAGAATATACGATGCTAGAGAAAAAATATATAATGATAGACTTGAAACTTTAAAAGAAGATAAAGATCAATTAAAATCATCATATAATGAATTATTAGCTAAAACTTATAGAGAAGCAGCTCAACGAAAATTAAAACAACGTCAAGCTGAAAAAACTTCTAATAAAGATAAAGTAAATAGACCTAAACCAACAGAAATAATAGGATTTATATGCTCATTTGCTAATGTAATTATATCAAATATAGCTATTGGTAATAAAAAAATAGAAACTTTAGTTGATGATACTATTACTATAATTGAAAATGCTACTACAAAACAAGATATTGAAAAAGCTAAATTATTTAGAAATAATGCATTAGTAGTAATATCAGCTAATAGAAAACGTCTTATTACAATCCAACAAGTAATAGATATTTTAAATTTATTAGCTCCTTTAATTACCCCTATTGTTACTTTCTTTAAATTAAATCCTATCCCATCAGCTGTTCCTCCTGGGGTTGGTGTTCCTTTAGGCACGATTACAACAATAAGTGATAAAACTAGAAAATTACAAGATATTATAGATTCATCTTTATCTATCGTTTCTGTTTTAAGTAGTGTTGTTTCTAAATTAATAGATGATTTAGAATACCAAGAAAGTAGATTAAATCAAGTAGGTAATATATTAGAACAAAATCTAGATAATTTATCGATTAATGATTTAAACGATTTATTATTATCTTCTTCTCAAGGGTTAGGTTATTTAAGTGGGTATGATTATAAAGGATTTAAATTTTTTATAAAAGAAGAAAATAATCCAAATTTTGTTGTTAAAGGAAATAAACGCAGATATGCAACCGCAGTTAATAAAGATGGAAATGATATATTACAAAGTTCATCATCATTCACTTTAGAACCAGACGTATTAATTGAAGAATTAAAATTACAAATAGACCAAAAGGGTCTCGTAGCTTAATATTTATAATCATGAAAGTAGACGTATTCAAAAAACTTATTAAAGAAGCTGTTCGTGAAGTTCTAAGAGAAGAACTGTCACAAACAAATCCTACTCAAATACAAGAAAATAGAACAATGAGTTTTACAACTCAGGATGTTGATATGGTAGCGTATAGACAAAACCTAGCAGCTAGTATGGGTTTGACACCTCCATCTCAACCTAATTTAAAATCAAAAGTTCAATCAACCGGAAATCCATATTTAGATATTATAGCTGAAACAGCTTCTACTATGACTTCCCAAGATTTAGCTGCAATGAGACAATATAACGAGTAATTATGCCAATACCTCAAGTAGTAAGAATAGATCCTAGGGATTTAGACAAAAATAAAGCTATAGGGGTATCTATTCCTTTTAATGGGGGTGGGGTTTTTAAAAGTACATTTTCTACTAAAGATCAAATTAAATCTAATTTAATTAATCTTTTATTAACGTATAAAGGAGAAAGAGTATTAAATCCTCAATTTGGTGCTGATTTGCCTCGATTATTATTTGAACCCATAAATAATGATACATTAGTAAAAATTGAAAATCAAATAGTAACTAGTGTATCTACTTATATTCCTGAAATTACCATAACTAATATAGAAATAACACCAGATACTGATGAAAATACAATATATGTTAATGTTATTTATCAGTTAAAACTTTCAGGAACAACGGATAATATTATAATTGACTTTTCAACATTACAATGATAAACGAAGATAAAAATATTAAATATGTAAATAAATCATTTAGTGATTTTAAAGCATCTCTTCAAGAATTTGCTAAAACATATTTTCCAGAAACATATAATGATTTTTCAGATGCATCCCCAGGAAGTATGTTTATTGAAATGGCATCATATGTTGGTGATGTTTCTTCGTTTTATATTGATTCCCAAATTCAAGAAAACTTTTTAAATTTAGCTAAAGAAAAGGAAAGCTTATATAATTTAGCTTATTCATTTGGTTATAGACCAAAATCATCATATGCATCAACTACAAATATTGATGTTTACCAATTAATTCCTTCAGTAGGTGGGTCCCCAGATTTATCATATTCTCTTTTAATCCCTGCTAACACTACAGTAACTAGTAATACCGATTTTTCTAAATTTATTACTACAGAAGATATTGATTTTTCATACACCTCATCCGCAGAAATAACTTATTATAATGCTAATTATTTTTTAATAAAAAAATCGGCACCCGTAATATCTGCGGAAATAAAAGAGTACACAGCACCATTTAATTCTCCTACAAAATTCAACTCAGTTACAATAAGTGATAATAATATAATTCAGATATTAGCTGTTACAGGTAGTGATGGTGATAAATGGTATGAAGTTCCTTATCTAGCTCAAAATATTATATTTTCAGGATCATTAAATCCAACATCAGGGAGTGATGGAATTAACTATTTAATGAATCTCCAACAAGTCCCAAAACGATTTGTTACTAGAATAAAAAATTCAGGTTCAGTTGAATTACAATTTGGGGCTGGAGTTTCTAATAAAACGGATACAAATATTATTCCTACTCCGAATAATATTAATTTAGGATTAATACCTAGCATAGCTGATACTGCAGATGATTATAATAAAGCTTCTATTTTTTATACTAAAAGCTACGGTATAGCTCCTTCTACTAATTTAAATATAAAATATTTAGTTGGTGGTGGTATAGAAGCAAATATTCCTGCAAATTCATTAACTACATTAGATACTACACTGTCTTCAGGATGGTTTAAATATAGCCCTTCTGATGCTGGAATAAAAACCTTAATAATTAGTAATTTATTAGTTAATAACCCATCCCCAGCTACTGGGGGTAGAGGAGGGGATACAGTAGAAGAAATTCGTTTAAATACATTAAGTGCATATACTGCGCAAAATAGAGCTGTAACTAAAGAAGATTATATAATTAGGACTTTAAGTTTACCTCCTCAATATGGTAATATAGCAAAAGCATATATCACACAAGAGATATTTAATTCAACAGGTAATTTATTAAATAGTAATCCATTGAGTTTAGACCTATATGTTTTAGGATATAATTCAACAAAAAAGTTAATAAGTGCTAATAATACATTAAAAAATAATTTAAAAACATATCTTAATCAATATAGAATGATTACTGATGCTATAAACATTAAAAACGCATTTTATATTAATATAGGAGTTGATTTTGAAATTAATGCTGATCCAAGCTATAATAATAAAGAATTATTATCTAATTGCATATCTCAAATAAAAGATTATTTTAACATAGACTCATGGCAAATAAATCAACCGGTGATTATATCCGAGATTAATGCGCTTTTATTAAAGGTACCTGG